AAAGACAATCCGGTGAGGAAAAGTCTATATATACACCGTGGCCTAAATTTAATGATGCAACAACTGATGGGCTAGAATGGAATACACTTACAGTTATAGGTGGTAGACCTGGTTCAGGTAAAACACTTATAAAGGATCAGATTATTAGAGAATCTTTTATATTAAATCCTGAAGATAAGTTTAGAGTTTTAGAGTTTCAGTTTGAAATGGTTGGTAGAACCTCAGCAATTAGAGAGTTTAGTTCTATAACAGGTAAAACATATAAAGAATTATGTTCTGCTGGTAGTGTTGTACACTCTGACGTTTTAAATCAATGTCATCAATATGCAAAAGAAAGAGTAAAGTATCCGGTTGATATCATTGGTACACCCATGACTGTTAATCAGATGCGTGATCAGATAGATATGTATATGAATGAACATAAGGGTATGAAAACTATCATTACTCTAGACCACACAATTCTTGTAAAGCGTGCACCTTATCAAAATAATAGATTAGATATGTTATTTGAACTAGGAGAATTCTTTACACAAGTTAAACGTGAGTATCCAGTTATGTTTCTAGCTTTATCACAGCTTAATAGGAATATAGATAATCCTGATAGAGCTGTTGATGGTAAGTATGGTAACTATATTTTAGAGTCAGATATATTTGGTTCAGATGCAATGCTTCAACATGCTGATACCTTGATAGGTATTAACAGACCTGCAAAGCAAAAGATTAGATTCTATGGGCCAGATAGATATATAATAGCTGATGATAAGACATTAGTACTACACTTCTTAAAAGCAAGAAATGGTGATACAAGGATGAGTTTTTTCAAAGCTCAGTTTGAGAAGATGGAAATAATAGAAATGGAAACTCCTGAAACACAACAAAGAAGATGATAACAACAAGTACAATAGATAAGAGTATAAATAAAAAATTAAATATGACACCAGCTGAGCGTAAAGCAAAAGTAAATAAGTTAATGGAAGAGCATAAGGAATTCTTTGATAAATTCCCAAAGCGTGCTCTATATATACCAAAGATGGCTTATAGACCACCCGGTAAAGATGACTTACATGTATCTTTCTTTCCAAGTGAGATGAAAAAAGGTCAAGATAGTACTATATATACAGAGTTTGTAAGTATAGATTATGATGCAGAAGATCCTAAAAGAACATTATATGCATTTAAAGTACCAAAGAACTGGATAGATAAGTATGAGCTTGTAACATCTAATTCAGGTTTTGAAAGACACCTTATACCTGTCAGTGAATTGACAGCTGTTAGTGATGTAACTTCTAAGATTAAGAATCTTGAAGATAAAATTAAAGATGTACCTGACTATAGTATCCCAAATCCAGAAACGGAAAGAGATATAGTTGATGTGCTAAAAGGAATAGAAAAAGCATTGTTAAGTATTAATTCAAAATTAAAGTAAAGATGGCACAAAGTGTATTAGTAATTGCAGACTCCGGTTCAGGTAAGTCTACATCAATTAGGAATTTACTTCCTAAAGAAACATTTATTGTTAATATTGCAAACAAACCATTACCTTTTAAGGGATGGAAGAGTAAGTATACTCAGATATCCAAGGATAATCCTAAAGGTAATATGACCTCAGCATCTAGTGCTGCAGGTATTGTTAAAGCAATGAAACATGTAAATGATAATATGCCACACGTAACTAATTTAGTTATAGATGACTGGCAGTATATGAGTTCATTTGAATATTTTGATAGAGCAAATGAAAAAGGATATGATAAGTTCACTCAAATAGCTTCTAACCTAGCACAGGTTGCAAAAATGCCAAAAGATTTGAGAGATGATTTGTATGTGTTTTTCTTAACTCATTCAGAAGAGTCAACTGATATCAATGGTAACCGTAGGGTTAAAGCAAAGACTATAGGTAAAATGATAGACAATGCATTAACACTAGAAGGTTTATTTTCAATTGTATTATTCGGTAAAGTAAAAAAGACTGAAGATGATACATTAGAGTATGTATTTGAAACTAAAAATAATGGTGAAAATACATGCAAATCACCAATGGGTATGTTTGAAGATGATAACATTCCTAATGATCTTAGCTATGTAAGAGATTGTATAGTTAAATATGAAGAGTAAATTAATTAATAATCATTTAAAAAAGAAAAGTATGTTAAGTACAAAAGACATGTCAGCCGGATCAGGTAAGGCAAAACCAGTAATTGGAGTTGGTAATCAAGTAATTAGAATTAATTCTATTAGTTTTGATGTTACTCCTTATGATAGTGAAGCACATAATATTGTGTTACATGTAGAAAGTGAGCCTGTTAAAGGTGAGTTTCAAGGTTTCTTGAAAGATGTAAATAAACCAGATGGCCCAAGATATGAAGGGCAGGTAGGTAGAGTTAGATTCTCTCCTTACCCTTATAAGGATGCTACTTTACCTTCAGGTAGAGAGATCCAAAAAGATACTGAAGTATTAAAAGCTATGGTATATCTTAGTGAAGTTCTTAATAAAAGAACAGAGCTAGATACAATTGAGGCACAGACTATTGAAGAGTTTATGGTTTCATGTAATAAGTTATTTAGTAACAGTGAATTCTTTAATGCATGTGTAGGTGGTAGAGAATGGGAAAATAAAGAAGGTTATATTAATTATGATCTTTATTTACCAAGGATGTCTAAAGATGGCATACCACTAGAAGCTTTAAATGCTGAGAACTCTAGACTATTAGAGTTTGATAAGAAGGATCATGTTAGAGAGCTTCAAAAGAAGCAAGAGTCAAATCAAACATTTGAACCTGTTAACGCAAGTGCAGGAGATGATTTTGATCTCTAATATAAACTAGTAGATTGGGGAGCTGCAACAGGGTGTTAGACCAGACGTGGCAACAAGTGCATAAGGATGTCAAATTACAATAGCTATTGTGCGCAATAGTGTGACCAGGGCTCCAGCTCCCAAACTACTTTAAATGTACAATATGATAAATACTAAAAAACTTGTAGTAAATATATCAGATGTACCAAGTTATTGGGTTTTCCAATACTATTTAAATCTTAGTGAGAAGTTAACTGGACAGGATGTAAAGATAAAATCTATCTTTAATCCATCAGAAAGAACACCAAGTATGTGTTTATATGTAGACAAAGCCTCTAATATAGATGGTTCAAAAGCAAAGCAATATGTCTACAAAGATTTCTCAACAGGTAAATATGGTAACAAGATACATTTAGTTATGTATCTGTTTGATATACAATTTGCTTATGCCGTAGATAAAATAGTGAATGATTACAATAAATTTATACAGAGTGAAAGCTTTGAAGATATTGTATTGAAACCACAAGCACGGTGGAAAGTAGATTATATAAAGAAAAGACAATGGACAAAACCTGATGCAAACTTTTGGTTACCTTTTAATATAGGCGTTAGTATGCTTGCATACTATAATGTTTATCCAATTGAATATTATAATTTAGTTCTTGAGGATGATGGTGATAATAAAAGTAGTAAGATCAGTGGTCCTGGCATCTATGGATACTTTGATAAAGATGATAATATATATAAGATATATAAACCTTATAGTAAAAAGCATAAGTTCTTTAAAGTTAAACCTCATCTGCAGGGATTAGATCAGCTAGAGTATAATCAACCATACTTAGTTATATGTTCATCTTTAAAAGATGCTATGTGTATAAAGAGTATGGGTTATAATATAGAAGTTCTTGCGCCTGATAGTGAGAATACTGTTATTAAACCTTATGTGCTTGAGAATTTAAAGACAAAGTATAAGAAGATAATTACTTTGTTTGATAATGATGAGGCCGGCAAAGGTGCAGTAGATAAATACAATAAACTTTATAATATCCCAGGGATAGTATCCCCTTTATGTAAAGATATATCAGATGCTATGAAAGAACATGGTTTTGATAGTCTTCATAAAAAACTAAAACCTTTACTAAAAAATGTAATAAATGGCTAAGAGAAAATGGTTCATACCTTTTAATGTGCCTAGCAGTAAGAATGGTAGACGGTGGACTGGTAAGTATTTTATATCTAGTAAGACAGTAATGACTTATAGAAAGAATACAAAGTCTATTTATGCTAAGTATGCAAAGGCATTTAGAAAAGAGTTTGATAAATATGAGACACCAGTCAAGATTGGGTTTACTTTCATTAGGGGAAGTAGACATAAGTTTGACTACATAAATCCAGCACAGACTGTACAAGATGATATGGTTAAGAATGGTTGGATAGAAGATGATAACGCTGAGTTTATAATACCTGTTTTTGAGCGTTATACATATGATAAGAATAAACCGGGTGTAATTATTGAAATTATTAAAGATGGAAATAAAAGACATGAAGATTCTAGCAATAGCAAATCAGTTTAGAGATGCAGGTGCTACATGGTTAAAAGTAGAATTTGATGGTAGTGGAGATGATGGTGATATAGGTGATATTATTATGACTGCTGATAAAGAAGATTGGAATGCAGAGATACCTGGTAATCCTTTAGATTCACAGGCTGATAATACTCTCAGAGACTTTCTCTACTATAAAGTTAGTGATAGTGTTGGAATGCACGGTGATTGGATAAACAATCAAGGTGGGTATGGTACTCTTTGGTGGGACTTATCAAATAATAAATTCAGTATTGAATATTATCAAAGAACTACTGAAGACATTGATATACCTGAAGAACCAATGTTTGCCTAATGGCTCATCCTAACATTCATTCAAAAAGTTCTGTAAGAAAATGGGGTGGTGTTTTAGAAGATTATCAAAAGATACATGAGTGGTTTGATGAAACTAAGCAGTGGCTTGGTCACTCAAATCATAGATTGTGGAGACATCACTCAGAAGGAATATTTGAATGTGAAAGAATATTCGGTAAGAGTTTTACCAATTCAGATGGTAGAACAGTATACACAAGATATGTTGGTGAGCAACATGTAAAAGAAGATTGTAATAACTATATACCTTCAGCAAAGGAGTGGATATTACATTTAACAAATAAAAGTAGACCATTATGGATGCAAAAATCAGCAAAAATTCAAGATTAAAATCAAGATTAAGTAATAAAGATTTTCATGTTTTAAAAAATATGATTAGATCACAGGAAGATGATTTATCTGTAGCTATATCAAACATTAAAAATCTTAAATATAGTTTCTTAGATATAAAGTTACTATGTAAAACAATAGCAGGTGATAAAAGAAGAGTTATGCAAAATGCTTTACAAGAAGCAGGATACCCTAATTTTATTAATGATGAAGGTTTAAAATTTAAAAACCTTCATGCAGAAATAAAAAAAGAAGGAACTAAAGAGCAACAAAGTATATTTGAATATTTAGTAAATAATAATATTCAAGCTAGCTATAGCCAATTAGAAAGCTTTTCTTTTATAGATAATATAAAAACCAAAGTAAGATGGTAGATGTGCAAAATCAGGTAGCTAAAGCTGCCAAAACTTTAATATTTGAAGAGCCTTTTTACGGGCTCTTTCTAGTTGGTCTTAATAAGACATATAGAAAAGATATACCTACAGCAGGTGTATCTAAAAATGGTATAGGAGTACAACTAAGTGTGAACCCAGATTACTTTACTGGACTTACAGTAGAACAAAAGATAGGTTTATTAAAACATGAGTTGTTACACATATCATTTGGACATTTAATAAGTAGAGACTTATATGCAGATAAAAAGCTATTTAATGTAGCCGCAGATCTAGAAATAAATCAATACATAGATCCTAATGCTTTACCGCCTGGAGG